GTTGCGAAGCAGGCAACCGATTACGTTAATTACATATTGAATCAGGACCAAGACGAGTCCTATATCTCCATCATGTATCAAACCTTCAAAGATGCCCTGGTTAAGGGCTCTGGGTTTCTGAAATACTATTGGGACGAAAGCGAAGATGTTACATCCTACGACCTCGATGGCCTGGACGACGAAGCATTAGCGACACTTAATTCTGACTCATCGATCGAAGTTGTAAAAATCAAAAGCATGGCGAGCACCGACACGTTCGATTCGCAAGAGCAAGCCGCACTCAATTTGCACAGCGTGACGGTTGTACATCGTCGTTCTGTGGGCAAGGTTAGAGTAGCGGCGGTGCCTCCAGAAGAGATCTTAGTCAGTCGCCACGCTCGCTCCTTTACTGACTCGGATCTCATCGCGCACCGTCGCTACGCTACCGTTTCTGAACTCGTCGCTATGGGCTATGAGTTTGACACGGTTATCGATTATGTGACTGACGACGACGATTTCGAGCTGTCAAACGAGGAGGCGCGCGAGCGTTTACTCAGCAGCCAAGACAGTCGTGATTACTCGACCGATCCATCTCTTCGCCGCGTTCTTTATGTGGAAGCGTATATGCGCTTAGATGTCGATGGTGACGGCGTTGCAGAGCTCAGAAAGATCTGTTGCATGGGACCTAATTACGAGGCCATGAGAAATGATCCTTTCGACGATATTCCATTTTGTCACTTTTGCCCGGACCCTGAGCCCCATGCTTTTTTCGGGACATCGATCGCCGATGTTACGATGGACATACAGCGCATCAAGAGCTCTGTGCTGCGAGCAAGCCTTGACTCGTTAGCTATGTCCACCCATCCCCGGGTTGGCATTGTAGAGGGCCAGGCGAGCTTAGAAGACGTGATGAACGTCGAAGCCGGCGGCATTATTCGTATGCGATCGCCAGGCGCTGTGATCCCTTTCAACTTGCCTTATGTCGGCAAGGAAGCCTTCCCCATGATGCAGTATCTCGACGAGATGCGCGAGAATCGAACGGGGGTAAGCAAGGCTGCAGATGGCTTGGCGCCCGAGGCCTTGCAGTCAAGCACGCTGATGGCGGTGAATCAAACAATCGCGGCTGCCCAGCAGCGCACTGAGCTTATCGCTCGGCTGTTTGCTGAGTCTGGCATGACGAGATTATTCAAAGGGATTCTTCGCCTAATCATTCAGCACCAAGATCGTCCGCGCATGATTCGTCTGCGGAATGACTTTGTGCAGATGTCGCCAGACGTTTGGAATGCTGATATGGACGTGGTGAGCAATGTTGCCCTGGGCCGAGGCGGCGATCAGGAGCGAATGGGTATGCTCCAGCAAATATCGCAAAAGCAAGAAATGATTATGCAGCAAATGGGGCCAGATAATCCATTGGTCAATGCGCAGAACTATTATTCGACGATGACCGCGATGCTTGAGCTTGCAGGCTTTAAAGACATCAATCGATTCTTTTCTGATCCTGCGCAGTACCAGGCACCACCTCCACAAGAGCCACCACCTGATCCGAATCAGGCCTTGATCGAAGTGCAGATGCAATCGATTCAGGCTGACATCCAGAAGAAGCAGGCAGAGCTTGAGCTCGATCGCGAGAAGATGATTCGCGAGGACGATCGACGGCGTGATCGTGATGAGGCGGACGTGCTGCTAAAAGCAGCAGAGCTTACCGCACGGTACGGCGCCCAGGTCGATGTCGCTCAAATCAGGTCAAACACGGAGCGAGACAGAGAATTAATGAGGCAAATGGCGAGCGTGAATAATGGGCAAAACAGACCACCAATATCTTGAAAATCTTCAGCGAATGTTCGACGAGCCGGACTTCGCGGAGATGGTTGGCAGGGTAAAGCTAGAACTTTTTGATCAGTGGCAGCGTGAGCGGAAACTCGATAATCGAGAGAAGATTCACGCAAAAATGGAAGCAATCGACCACCTGGTAGGTGCCATGAGATCGGCCGCAGACTCGATTGCTTTCGATAAAAAAAGGAGCAGGTAATTTATGAGTGATAGAATAGAAGGTGAAGACGGCGCTACATATGGCCTGTCTGATGCGCAAAGTGCAATAGCAGATTTTCTCGCACCCCAAGAGGACAATGCGGGGCGTTTGCAAGAGCAAGTTGACGAGTCCGATGAGGGCGAGGCTGACTTTGACGAGGATGAGTATGCGGAAGACGCGCTCGAATCAGACGAAGAAGAAGCCGAACTGGATGATGATGAATACGAGTCGGAAGAAGAAGACTCCGGCCCCGCTGAGACTTTCACTGTAAAGGTAAATGGTGAAGAAGTATCGGTCGGGTTAGATGAACTTTTGGGCGGCTACTCACGTCAGGCAGATTACACGCGTAAATCGCAAGCATTATCGGAGGAGCGAAAAAGCTTCGAGCAAGACCGTGATGCGATAAATTTAGAGCGGCAGCAATATTCGCAATTATTGGGAGCGCTGCAGAATCAGTTAAGTGGAATGGATGAGCAGGCACCGGACTTCGATCGGATGTATGACGAAGATCCAATAGAGGCGGCTCGTTTAGAACGACAATGGACTAAGCAGCAAAAAAGCAAGCATGAAAAACTGCAGGCTATACATCTGGAGCAACAGCGGGTATCGCAAGCTAACCAGCAGTATCAGACCGAGCAGATTCAGCAAGTTTTAGCGCAAGAGGTGGCGATGCTACCTGACGTGATACCAGAGTGGCGGAACGAAGAGTTAGCCGCTCGGGAGCGCGAAGAGCTGCGAGCGTATCTGATCGAATCGGGCGTGGCGGAAGAAGAGCTGCAAGCGTTGGTCAGAGCTAACCATATTAAAGTTTTGCGCAAAGCCATGCTCTACGATAAAGGTCAGAGCAGGATCAGGAAGGCCGCTAAAGAGGGTCGTTCCAGCAAGACGGTTAGGCCAGGCAGTCGTAATGGGCAAGTTGCGCCCAGTTCACGAAAACAGAAAAACGCTCGTCAACGTCTTGCAAACAGCGGCCGAGTCGCAGATGCGGCAGGCCTTATTGAATCCATGTTATAAGGGCAATCAGACATGACTATCGTTACAAATACTTTTACTCGCTACGCCGCCAAAGGCATTCGCGAAGACTTGGCAAATGTTATTTTCAACATTTCCCCCCAAACCACTCCTTTTGTCAGCAACATGACCAAGCGTCGTTCTGTTAAGAATACGTTTTTTGAATGGCAAACAGACTCCCTCGCCGCCGCAGCAGCTAATGCTCAGATCGATGGCGATGACCTGTCTGGCTTTACCGCTGTTACGCCAACGGCTCGTCTCGGTAACTATACACAGATCTCTCGTAAAGACTTTGTCATCGCTGACAACCTTAGCGGCGCTCTGGATTTAGCTGGTCGTCGAAGCGAGATCGCTTATCAACTGGCTCGAAAGGGCGATGAGCTCAAGCGCGATATGGAGTTCAATCTTTGTGGCGTGAACCAGGCTGGTGTTGCTGGTAGCACATCCACTGCTCGCAAGACAGCTTCCTTGTCTGCATTCCTGCGCACCAATACGTCTCGCGGCGCTACTGGTACTGACCCCACCGTAAGCAATGGCGTCGTTAATACGGCAGCCGGCGACGGTACGCAAAGACCAATGACCGAGGCCTTGTTGAAGGGTGTTCTGCAGAGCGTTTGGGCTGAAGGCGGCGAGCCTAAGATGTGCATGGTCGGACCCCACGTCAAGACTGTGATTTCAGCCTTCACCGGCATTGCAGCTCAGCGTTACATGGCGCCGTCAGATTCCCCTACCACCATCATTGGTGCGGCTGACGTTTACTTGTCTGACTTCGGTTCTGTGCAGATTGTTCCTTCTCGTTTTTCACGATCACGCGATGCTTACATCATCGATCCAGATCTGTGCGAGTTGGCTACGCTTCGTCCGATCCAGAGCGAAGAGCTTGCGAAGACGGGAGACGCGACTAAGTACATGCTTCTGGCCGAGTACGGCTTGCAAGTTAACCAAGAAGCTGGCCTGGGCGTTATCGCTGACTTGGCCGATAGTTAATAGGTGAAAAATGGAAGATCGACGCACACTGAACTTCGATAGCGACGCGCTTATTCGCACTGACTTCGGTTATGAGACAGGGGATACGCTGAACGATGACACAATTATCATCAGCGAAACCCAGGACATAACTGCGATCATCGAGGCGAATAAGCGCAGCGCCAATGCAATTGATCGTCATCAAAAGCATGGCGAGTGGAGTAAGGTGGCGTCGATTCCATTAAGCATTTATTACGATTTAAAACGGCAGGGCATCGTTGATGACCCTGTCCGTTTAAAGCGCTGGTTAAATGACAGCGACAATAAATACTTCCGAACTCGAGGTGGTGTCGTTTAAGTGGCAATAGCTAATTATTCAGACTTGCAAAGTAGCATTGCTGGGTGGCTCAATCGAGACGACCTAACAGGCGCTATTCAGGATTTTATATTTCTTGCTGAAGCAGATTTTCAGCGAACCATTCGCCATCGATTTATGGTGAAGCGATCTGACGCGACGCTCGATAGTGAGTACAGCGCCACGCCTAGTGATTGGGTCCAGAGCGTTCAGCTCATGCTCAAAACGAACCCAGCACAATCGCTTGAGTATGTGACTAACGAGGCGATGAATGATTTGAAGGGCGCAGGAAGCGCCGCCGGCAGGCCATTATTTTACACGCATGTCGGCACCGAGATTCAAACGTACCCGGCACCAGACGGTGATGGCTATACGGGCGAGCTCGTTTACTACGCAAAGATTCCGAACCTGTCAGACAGCGAGCCCACCAATTGGCTTTTAACGTTGGCGCCGGATATTTATCTATATGGCGCGTTAATTCAATCGGCGCCGTATCTGCGTGATGATGAAAGGCTTGGCGTCTGGGCAAGCATGTACCAAAGAAAGATCGAAGACATGGTTGTTAGTGATCAACGAACTCGCGGCCAGACCAGTGTAAGAATGAGAACGAGGGCTTTACAGTAATGGCATTTACCGATTATTTAGAAACAAAGCTTCTAGCTCACACCTTCTCGGCCACGGCCTACACGTCCCCCACGACTGTGTATGTCGCGCTGTATACGGTTGCGCCCACTGACTCGACTACAGGTACTGAGGTCACTGGCGGCGATTACGTTAGAAAGGCAGCAGCATTTACGACCACCGGGAACGAGGCGACTAATAGCGCTGCTATTGAGTACCCGACCGCAACAGCCGGTTACGGTACTGTGGTTGCGGTTGCGGTGCTTGACGCATCGAGTGGTGGCAACATGCTGGCATTTGCAAGCCTGGCAGTGAGCAAGACCATATCGACCGGGGATGTTTTGCGCATACCGGCTGGTGACTTGGATATAACGCTCGACTGATGAGCGAGCCAACAGGATTTGGATATGGGAGCTGGGGTGCCGGCAGATGGGGCGAATGGTCTTATGACGATGTCGCTGCAACCATTACCGCGTCTTCGGGTTCCGGCTCGGCTGGTATTCGTGTCCAGCAGGTCTCAGCTACCGCGAGCCAGATCTCTGTCGTTAGCGTCTCAGGACAAAGAATCAGAACCGCCGCAGCGACTGTTGCGGCCTCCTCATCTGCAAGCGCTTCTGTTGGCCGGATTAGGCCGGTTTTGGCAACGGTTGCGGCTGTTAGCAGCAGCACTGCGGCAGCGATTCGTATCGCAGAAACATCAGCCTCAATGTCGGCCAGCTCGTCAAGCTCTGCTAATTCCGACACGATTTCGGTCGCTGCTGCACACATTCAGGCAGCGTCCGTCTTTACCGCTAGAGCAGGGCAGGTTTGGTATGGCGCGGCAGCTATTGTGGCTGATAGTAACTTTAACGCTTCTGCTGACCTTAAGTGGGTTAGGCAAGGCACTGCAAGCAGCGATTGGTCAGATCAGTCGAATGCGAATACTACTTGGACAACACAAATCATCGCTGCCACTAATTGGCAAAAAGCTGCGTGAGGATTAATTGAATGGCATCTACATATGAAAACTCGCTTCGTCTGGAGCTAATTGCAACTGGCGAAGCAGCATCAACCTGGGGCGATAAAACTAACACCAACCTTACCGCTATTGCCGCAGCATTCGGCTACGCGACGCAAGATGGTTTTGCGGCCGATGCCAATGCAACCACGACGGTTGCTGATGGTGCGGCGGACCCGGCGCGTGCGCTTTATTTTAAGATCACATCGTCTGCGACATTGACTGCAACTCGCACGCTCACCATCGCGCCCAACACTATCAGTCGAGTGATGTGGATCGAGAACGCCACGACCGGATCTCAATCGATTGCGATCAGCCAGGGCAGCGGCGCGAATGTTACGATACCTGCCGGCAAGACTGCGGTCGTCTACCTGGATGGTGCCGGCGCTGGCGCCTCAGTTGTTGACGCGATGGCTTCGCTTAATATCGACGGGAGCATTTCAGCAGGAGCGGCGACGTTTAGTGGTAATGTAATCACTGCAACATTAGGCACAAGTAACTTAACATTAGGTGTCAACGCCGGTAACAGCATTATAGCGGGTGGTAATTATAATACTGTCGTAGGCGATGAAGCTGGTACGGCGATTACTACGGGTGAAGAGAATACATTTATAGGATACACCGCAGGTGATGCTACTACAACCGCATCTGGAAATACTGCCCTTGGTTTTAGCGCATTAACAACCAACGTATTGGGAAGCAGAAGCGTAGCAATAGGTAGAGCCGCTTTACAGGTTCAGAATCCTGCTATTGCAACAAATATGTATAACGTAGCTGTGGGACACGGAGCAGGTGAATCAGTAACCACAGGCGTCCAAAACACATTTGTAGGTGGTCTTGCAGGTGATGCTAATACAACTGCTTCTAATAACACAGCCGTTGGTTATAACTCTTTAAGCACAAATACCACTGGCACAGAACTGGTGGCTATTGGTATGCAAGCCTTAACCGCCAATACAACGGGTAGTCAAAACATAGCTGTTGGTAACAACGCTTTAGCGGCAAATACTACAGGGGCTGAAAATACGGCTATAGGAAGACGAGCTTTAGTCGCAAACACCACAGGCGCAAATAACGTAGCCTTGGGTTCTTTAGCTTTAACCGCAAACACCACAGGCGGTAGCAACACTGCACTTGGGCAAGCCTCTCTAGTTTCGCTTACTACAGCGTCTTATAACACAGCGGCGGGTTTAAACTCTGGTCTGTTACTAACTACTGGCGCGGACAATACTTTAATCGGTGTTTCGGCAGGGGGTAACCTAACAACAGGAACTCTTAATGTTGCATTGGGTAGAAATGCTTTAGCAAGTGGAGCTGCAACTAATAGAAACGTAGCCATTGGTAACAACACGTTACAATCTGTATCCGCCCCCTCTAGTGTAGATGCTTATAACGTAGCGATTGGTTACAATTCAGGCGGGTCAGTAACCACAGGCATCCAAAACACCCTTATCGGTGGTCTTGCAGGTGATGCGATTACTACAGGCGGAAACAATACTGCCGTAGGGATGAATTCTTTAACCGCCAATACTACTGCAAGTTATAATAGTGCCTTTGGAAAAAGTTCCTTATTATCTAATACTACAGGCGCTAGTAACTCAGCAATGGGTTTTGGTTCTTTAGCATCTAACACGACAGCATCAAACAACACAGCAGTTGGTTACAATGCTTTACTCGCAAACACCACAGGCGCAGAAAATGTAGCAGTGGGTGCAAATGCCCTAGATGCTTGTACTACAGGTGGTGGAAATGTTGGTATAGGTGTTAATTCTTTAGGAGCTTTAACAACAGGAGTAGGTAATACAGCTATTGGCGATGATTCAGTAGCTAGTGGTGTTGTAACAGGTAACTATAACACTGCTTTAGGTAATTCAGCAATGGATGCACTTACAAGTGGCACATTAAATGTTGGTGTAGGTAGATTAGCATTAGCATCTAACACCACAGGCACACAAAACGTAGCAGTGGGTCCAAGTGCAGGAGCCGCAGTAACCACAGGTAATGAGAATGTATTAATAGGCCCTGAAGCAGGAGATGCTTTAACGGACGCTGATTATAATGTTGCAATAGGCTCAGACGCTTTAGGACAAGATACTAAAGGTAATAGAAATGTTGCAATAGGCCAAGAAGCTCTTAGCGCACAAAACTTTACAAGCCCTACCGATTCTTACAACACCGCTGTTGGAATGGCGGCAGGTCGCGTAATTACTACCGGCCAAGCTAACACCCTCATCGGTGGTCTTGCGGGTGATGCGATTACTACAGCATCCAACAACACAGCCGTTGGTTATGCTTCTTTAGGCGCAAACACCACAGGCTCTGAAAACACTGCTCTTGGTGTAGGGGCTGGGGAATCATTAACAACGGGCGTTAATAATATACTAATTGGATACCTAGCTGGGTCGCATAATATAGGTATGACGACAGGACTGGGCAATGTGATTCTGGGCAATTACGCAGACACGACTACGGCAGACGCAGCTTACGCAAATGTTATTGGGTATAATGTTAGTGGTGCATCGGAATACACGACTATCGGACAAAGCAGTGCTGACATCAGAGCCGCACACGGAACTGCAACATGGGCAACAGTATCTGATGAACGATATAAGAAAGACATTGTAGATTCTACAACTGGCCTTAGCTTTATTAATGCTCTTAGGCCCAGAACCTTCAAATATAGGACTTTAGGTGAGTTACCTGAAACCTTTAGCGCCTATGAAGCTGACTCAACTGAAGTCTTTAAAAACTCTGAAACTAACCACGGCTTTATAGCTCAAGAAATCAAAGCAGCAATTGATGCAGATGCAAGCATTAAAGATGGCTTTAGGCTCTGGGACGATAGAGAAGATGGTTCTCAGGAAGTTGCAGAAGCAGCACTAATCCCCGTACTTGTTAAGGCCATACAAGAACTTACAGCCCGACTCGAAACCTTAGAAGGAAAATAATATGGAACCACGTACAGTAGAACAACTAGCACAAGACTACTCAGCAATGGGTGACTCCGTAGCTCTTATCACAGACGTAATCGTAGGAGACTCTATGTCCGATGAATCTGCTGAAGATCGTCAAGACTGTGTAGATAGAAACGTACAGCACCTTGAGCTGATGGTAGCCAAAGAAGATTGGGGCGACGAAGACATGACCGCAGTTGAAGCAGCTATCAGCGCAGGCAATGGCTACACAGCCTCTTAAAGGAAGAATGTAATGGAACACGTTTTGAATGCCTATGTAATATTGACTTCTGTGGTCACTATTGCATCGATTATTGCGAACTATACTGACACTCCACGGGATGACGCATGGGTGGCGAAGGCTTACAAGCTGATGGAGACTTTTGCATTCTTGAACAACAAGGCCAAGCAGAAGTAATGATCGAGGTCATGGCTGCACTGGCCGTTGCTAACTCTGCATTTAAAAGCGTCCAAACCTTGATGGGTCGCGGCGCAGAGCTTGAGCAGATGGCAGGGCAGTTAGGCAAATGGTACACGGCAGCAAGCGACATCAGGGCTGCTGGAGAATTGCAAAAGCCGAGCGCGTTTAGACGCTTGGTTGCTTCTGAGTCTGTCGAGACTGAGGCGTTAAATCAAATCATCGCCAAAGAAGTTG